ATGATGCCGTTCGAGTCACCGACTTCGGCAACGGCCATGACTTCGCAGCGCCCAAACATGGTGCTTTCATCGCTCTTGAACCAGCGGGTATAGCACATAGCCACCTTGCCATCGGGGTCCGTGATGATCTCCGAGGAGATCAGGTCGCCGTCGCCGGGCTTGCCTTCGGGCAGCAGCGGGGCCATACCGACCAGCAGGGCGCTCTTGGCACACACCGCGCCGCCGAGGGCTTCGCTGTTGGCGGGAAGCGCGGGATACTGGTAGGCGGTCATTCCGGCCTGCATGGGCAGGATACCGGATGTGAACGCTTCCTTGTCCAGAATGCCCGCGCTGTACTCGGTCAGGAGCTGCCAGTAATAGGCGCTGTTCAGGACCATGTTCCCGTCAATGCCCTTGGCGGCGGCGAGCTTGCCGAGAGAGGCCACAGCCGAGCGGCCAAAGTCGCCGGAGCTCTTGACCAGCTTGTCGGCAACGGTGTCGCCGTAGTTGGCCGAGGTGATCTTGGCGAACGGCACCGCAAGAATCGCCGCTGCGAGGATCTTCATCTGGTCCATGCCCACGCGGAAAAAGTCTTCCGCACCACCCACGCCAGAGGGAATACCCCACTGAACGTAGGTCGGGTTGGGCAGAGTCAGCTTCGCGCCAACCACGGTGCCGGAGCCAACGCCCGCAGCTCCGGGAACGCGGGTAGCAGCAACGCCGCCCGTGTACTTACCGACCACGATGGAGTCGCCCACGCGCTTGCCCGTGAGGTCAAACTTCGTGGTGAAGGCGTCCATGGGGACGAGCTTGGTGCGCAGCGCCATGATGAACGCATCCTTCATGCGCTCTTCCTGGGTGAAAGTCGTAAACGTCACGTTAGCCATTTGAGTGTCCTTTTCTTACAGGTCGCGGAGTTGAGCGCGGAGGGTCGCCTTTTCCATGGCGTTGTCCGTCGCTTTAATTTTCGATTCGATTTCCTTGGTCTTCTCGGCATTCGACGCCTGGGGTGCGCCTTCGCCACCCAAGCCCGCCACGGGAGCAGCGGCCACGAGTGCGGCGGCGGCCAGCAGCGCGGGGTCTTTCAGCTTCGCCTCGGCGCTTTCCAGCTTGCCGGTCAGGTCCGTAATGGACGCGGCCAGCGTGGCTTTCTCGCCTTCCAGCGAGGCAACCTTGGCGCACGCCTCATCGGCCAGCGCCTTGAGCGTGTCGCGTTCGCCGGTGAGCGCCTTGATAGCGTCAGCCGACTTGAGCGACTCGGCCTTGAGCGTACCCACTTCGGCGGTCAAGGTCGCAAGGCTTGCGTTCGCCTTATCCAGCAGTTGAACGGGGGTTTCCATGATTCTCCTTTACCGCTGCACGGGGGTGAAGTAGATGGTGCCCTTGACCGTCGCGGTGATGTTGGATCCGGTCGCGTCATTGACCAGCTTCACATACACGTTCCCGCCAGCCATCGGGGCCTCGTAGGTCGCCGTGAGCTGCTGCGTGATGTTCGTCACCTGGAGGGCGCTACCATAGGTCAGGGCCGTGCCGGTGATGTCCGTACCGATCAGGCGCGGGCGAATCACCTTCGTCTCCTTGGCTCCGCCCTCGGCCCAGTTCAGGACGCTCACCCAAGTGTCAATCACGGTCGTGCCGTCAAACGTGCCAACGATGACATCGCACTGAGGCGCACTCGCGGCCCGGACCAGCTCGACGCGATCAATCACACCGTGAACCGGCAGCGCGGCCGTGAAGGCGGTCTGATTCGAGGCAACCGACACCGTGAACGTCTGGCTCTCCGCCTGCACCAGCGAAACCGCCAGCGCGAGAATCCCGATAAACGCAACGAACTTCTTCATTTTCTGTTCCTTTTTGCTTTTCGACTAACCACGATCAGAGCGCAGACGGGCCAATGTTCCAGCATCGGCAAGCGCCCTGTTAAACCCACACACCGAATCAATGAAACCGGCTTTCAACGCATCGTCGCCCATGAAGTCCTGGCCCTGCATATCGGCGGCGGCAATCGACGGGCGGGCCGCGCTCACGCATTCGCGGAACATAGCCCCGATCTTGTCAACGCGGGCCTGCGCTCCGTCGATCATGTCCTGCGTGATAGGCAACCCCTGCGCGAAGTCGCCTTTGTTGTCGCCGGACTTGACGAGGAAAGACTTGATGCCGCTGTTCTCAAAATACTTGCTGTAGTCGCGATAGAGCGCGTAACAACCTACGCTTCCGATTCGCGCCATCGCGGACCCATAAACGGCGTCGGCATTGCATCCAACCCAATAAGCGCCGCTCGCCATTATTCCGCCGCTGTAGGTCACAACGGGCTTGATTGCCCGCGCCTGCTTGACCGCATCAGCCGCCTCATCGCATCCGAGCGCCTCGCCGCCAGGACTGTCGACATCGATCAGAATTGCGGACGCGGCGGCATTCATGGCGGCGGCATTCATGGCGGCACAAAAGGCGGTTGTGCTGCACGCGCCGAGCATGTAATCGACTTCGTCGGGGTTGCGCATCATGACGCCAACGAGCGGCACAACGGCGACGGCACCCTGCATGGCGGGCGCGTGCTCATCCTTTTCACGCAACGGCATCCGGTCGTCTTCCATGGCGAGAAACGCGTGGAGCGACTGCGGGCGAATGGCCCACGGCTCGCCCAATTTAGCCTGTAAACGGATCTCGTTTTTCACGGTGCGGCCTGCTGCGGTTGTGCCTGTGCGCCAGGCAGATTGATGACGGCGATATCCTCAGGCTTGATTTGCAATCCATCCTTGGACGCTTCCGCGCACAGCTTTTTAAGGAGCACCAAGTCGCTGATTTTATGCCGCCAAATTTCCTCGATGTCTTGCCCCTTGCGCCCCGCCTTCTCGCTGTAGGACGCGAGCCCAGCCTGAATTTCCTTGGTGTCCGTGCCGATCTGGTCGGCATCGTCTGCCCACGTCTGCGGCGGCTTGATCACGCGAACGTCCGCGAACTGCGAGCGGCCCTTGATGAACGGGGCGGGCGGGATCTCTTTGCGGGCGACACCACGGGCGATTTGCCATGAGCGCGTGAACTGCACGAACTTGGCGAGGCGCTTCTGCTTCGTGTCGATTGCCGCCTGAGTGCAATACCGCATCATCTTGTTTTGCGAGAAGTTGCCGCCCGTCATGTCGAGCATCAAGACTTCGTAGGCAAAGCCCGTGATAGCCGCGAACCGGCGCATATTGAAGGTCAAGAACGGGGTCAGGTTGCTGTTCGGCGTTGTCGGAGCCGCGAACTTAAGACCGCCCTCTCCCTGAAGGAAGTGGTACAGGGTAGCGCCGTCCAGCTCTTCCACGCGGGTCTTGTTGACGCTCTGAGCCGTGCGGGCTGCGCTGCGTCCAGAAGGGGCCACGTTGCCGGTAAACGTCTCGGTCGCCATAGCGGGCTTTGCCTGCGCCCGCACCTGTGTGAGCGTTGAATCGTTGGCGTCCTTGATGTGTCGCGCCGGGATGATGCCGCAAGCCAACTCAGGCAAGGAGCGCATCATGTCAAAGCGCCAACGGTCTGACCAATGGTAGCAGGCGGCGGCGTCAACCCATTCGTAGTCAAGCCCGCTGAACTGCCCGGACTTGTCGCGCTTATGGATGCAAAAGGCGGTAATCTGCCCGATGGAGTTAAGCCGCATTCCGTCGTATTGCGAAGCGGTTTCAGGCACGTTGTGCGGCTGGCGAATGTGCTCCCCCTCAATGCCCTGGAGCTGACCGTTGGACAGGCGCATGATGAGGCAATCGCCTGAATGCTCGTCAGCGTCGATCATGAGCCGCTGATAATCGCCAAAAGACAGGACGCCGAGGAAGTCGCAGCGGTTGGACCACTCCTTGAAATACTGGTCGTACTCGGCGTTTACGGCGTCATTGTCGGTCGCCGCCTGCAAGATTAACCCGTCCGGGCCCGCGCAAAAGTCAACGATGCGCTTGCAAGCCGCCTGAATGAGGGGGTCATTGCGCCGCCCATCCATGCACAAGCTGCGGATCTTGTCCCGCGTCCAGGCCGTGACGTAACGGTCTTCGTCATGCTTGCCCGCACGATCCCACCCAAGGCCATGATCAGAATAGCGGGTATCGCCTGCGTCATAGCCACGCCCCATGATGGACGCACTCAAGTTTGCGATATAGGAGCTGATTTTATTGAATCTCATTTTGCTCCCTCAGTCCGCGCATATCGGCAAGCGTCGTCGCGCCAACGTTCAGAGAGAATCCGGCGCGGGTCAGCTTTGCCGCCATGGTCTGCGCCATGCGTTGCGCCGATGCCGCGTCCCGATAGCCGAAAGTCTGCCCTGCCTGCGAGCGGTTGGAAAGATGGTTGGCGGTAAGCAGCAGCTCGGCCTCGCGTGCCTTGCAATAGGCGTCGATATCAATAGCGAGGTCGGCGTTCTCAACGGGGTTTGAAGCAAGCGGGCACAGCTCCGAAAGCTCGGCGGTCAGTGCGGCGCGTAGTGTGTCGGTTGTCGCCATTTGCCCCCTGATAGAACTCGGGCCGGGGGAAAACAAAAAGGGCGCACCCGCGCCTAGACGGATGCGCCCTTCTTGTGCCATGCCTTCGGGGGATCAGCCCAAAGGTCCGGCCCTATTCAGTTGTCAGTTCAAGTATCCTTGTAGAGCCTAGCCTGTCAAATTTTTAAAGTTTTCGATTCCCTAAACCGTACTCAGGACACGTTTCATCGCGCCGCCGCCATGTCCGCATGTCAACTTTTCGCTTAAGGTTTACGGACCCGCAGCAGGACGGGCAAGGAACGGAAAAAAGGCGATGATCGGTGTCGGGTTGCGAATGAGTAGCGGGCAGCATGACCCGCTTGCTGCCAAGACAACGGAAACAAGCCCACGTTCTTTCACTCATCTTTAGCGCCCTCCTTGTCGGCATCCACGTCCACCCATTTCCAAAAACCAAAATGCACGGCAAGCGCGATGGTGATTTTTTCACAATCGCTGTAGTGGTCCGCCCGCTGCTGCGGGTTGACCCATTTTCCGCCCTGACACACTCGCGCCGTCAGCTCGCGGCAATACGCCTTATCTCCGCCGACGCCTTTGCCGACAAACCACTGCGGGGTGGTCGGGTTGCCCGCCTTGTCCCGCGTCTGCTGGATGCAGTCGGCAAGCAAGGAAAGCGCCTGGTCGCTGTGGATGGCAAAGCGGTCAAGGGTGCGGGCCTGTGGGTTAACGCGGCGCTTTCCCTCGTCGATGTCAAACCCTGCCTCAAGGCGAATAAGCGGAGCCGCCCGCGTCGATACGCCGTGAATGGGGTAGAATCCAGCGCCAGCCTCGTAACAAAACTCCTGCACTTCCTCGCGCCGGTACAGGGTATCGATACCGATGTATTCCGCTTGCAGGGAGTCGGCCAACTTTAAGAGCGCGTCGAATCCCGATAGCTCTGCGCGGTAGACTTGCGCTGAATCGCCTGACCGCAGGAAAGTGCGGGCCACCATGCGGATGTAGCCCTTTTGAACGTCACACCCGATGAATGTGGCGTAATCCTCGTTGCGCACCAGACCCTTGAATCGGTCGGCATAGGTCTTGCAATCAGCCCAATCCTTGCCGTCCGGGTAGTCGCCCTCGCGGTCGGCTATCGTTTCGTCATAGATGCGCGTATCGATGGGGTCAAATGGTTCGCCTAATTCGGAGTTGATGAAGTCTTGTAATTGCTCAGGATTGTTGCGGGTCTGAAGAAACTTGCGCACAAGCTGAGACCATGTAACCCACGGAGCGTACAGGCTGGAGAGGTGAAGGCTGACCGTAGCGGGGTCATCCGATACCGCGCTGGATTTCCATTCGCGCTTCTTGAGCATGTCCGGCTTATGCCCGTCCATGATGGGGCGCTTGCAGCCCGCGCACTCGTAAACGGAACTCATAGCCGCCTGATCGATGGGCTTCTTGGCGTCAAACTTGATCTGCGCCCACTGGAGAAACTGCATCAGGCCGCAGTGAGGGCAGGGCAGGTAAAGGCGGCGGCGGTCGCCTGACAGATAGGCGCGGTGAATGTGGCCCGTTGATGTGGTAGGGGTTGACATTCGCAGATGCTTGCGCCGCCCGCCGAAGGTCTTGAGCCGCTGGCTGGCAAGCGATACGGGGTCTGCTTCCTCTTTCGAGCGGGCGGGGTACTTGTCTTCCTCATCCGTGATCAGGTAGCGCACGGCGCGGGATGCGAGGTTCGCGGGACTGTTGGACCCTACATAGTTGACCACGTTCTTTTTCAGGCGGTATTGGAGCTTCGTCCAGTTTTGCTTGCGGTCGGAGGGGATCAGCGCGGCAAGGCGGGGCGACTCCTCGAAGACTGGCATGACGCGGGTCTCGGAAACCGAGCGGGCTATGTCCTCAGTGGGGTAGACAATCATAGCGGGGCCAGGGTCAACGTCACACCAGTAGGCGAGGGCGATGATGGCGAGCAGAGTTGCGCCGACCTGTGCGCCCTTCTCAAAGATGATCGTGTTAACGGCGGGATCCTGAATCAGGTCAAGGATATCCCGCGTGTAGATTGCCAGCTCGGAACGGTATGCGCCGGGAAAGTTGGTCGGGGTCCGCGCCGGGATGATGATACACTCTTCAGCCCATTCCCAGATTTTGCCATCGGGGGGTAGCTCAAACAGGCCGAGCATGGCGTTGGGGTCGAGGTTCACTTCCCGCCCTCTTTTTTTGCCAACTTCTGCCAGCTCTGGATCAGTCGCCGCATGAAGCCCTTGATCTCGGTTTCCAGGTCTGCGCCGGTCTTGCCCGATACCAGCAGCGCGAGGGTCGTGTGGGCATTGAGCAGGTCGGATTGGACGACCTGAACGAATGCCCGCTGCTGCATCTCCACGGTGTCCCGGTCGATCAGGTTGCCGCGCTTCACTTCCAAGTCCAACTCCAGAAGCGCCCGCTGTGCGGCTGTCTTGGCCTTGAGTTCGTCGGCATAGCTTCCGGTAGGCTTGGCCTTGTCGAGCGCCTTGCGGGACTTCCAGAAGGCACGGACGGCGGCGAGGTCAAATAGCCCCTTTTCGACTTCAGCGGGCGCGTCGGGAGCCTTGAGCAACTGCCCCACGGCGGCGGCGCTGATGCCGAGGCGGGAGGCGATGGCTGACTTGTTGAGGTTCACTGGTAAACCCTTAATATTTTACGGTGTACGAGGAAAAGCACCGGACTCCGCACCTGAGGCGCGTACACCCCCTACAGGGAACCTATGACGGGGGTGCAGCAACTCTAAACATTTCGTTTTGTCTTGACAGGTCTGCCCACACAGAGAGACTAAGTAATTGCGTTTCACCTCTGTACCTCTGCTTCTATTTCAATCTGATCGTTTATCTGTCTGACCTTCTGCATCATCCGCTTGACGATGCTCTCCCCTTCCACCGTCCACCCATTGCCCTTGTTGCGCCTTCGCCACTCGGCAACCGTCACGCGCCTCAACTCAAGGTTCCGCGCCGTCCTGCATGCGCCTGGATGCGTTGTCGGTGCAGGGCCAAACCGCTGCCGCTCGATGGGCAGGCCGCAGATCGCGCATGTGCAGTCGCTCACTGCTGCCCCCTCCTATGCCTTGTCCATTCCGCTTCCTGCCTGCGCATCTCCGCCCCAACCTCGTAGCCCTTGATCCGCGCGCCTGCTTCATGCGCCGTATCGGTCTCGGTAGCGCGCGCGGGTTGCCCATGTTCGCCTGCGTGGCACCCCTCGTTGAATGCCTGCTTCATCTTGCGCGTCCAAGAGTTCATGCTCATATCCTTGCCGTATGCTCCCATTCAAAGTTCCGGCCGCCATCTGTCATGCGCCTATGGCCTTTAACTTCAATCGTCACGCATCCAAGGGAAGACGGGTGATACATGCGCCCTACCGCATAGCTTGGCACGCCCGGCTCGTAGCTCTTGAGTTGGCTGCCTGAACGGCAAAGGATCTGATCCTTGGATGTGACCCTAAAGTGCTCCATGTTAGACGTGCTGTAGTCGCAGGCGCTCTTGGGGGAAACGTCAATGTCTAGCTGCGGCTCCTTGACGGCCAACAGCTTGTGGTCGTGGGCAAGGCAATAGGTGTCTGCAAGAGGCCATATCTTGCGTAGGTTCTGGACTTGGTTGATCGCGCCGCCCGCCGTCGCGCATGCCGTTTTTCCGTGGCAGACGACGACTTTGTAAGGAACTTGGACGTTGTTATCGTCTTTGGCGCTGATGACGATGCAGGACATGAAGCCTAGCCAATGATTGCCCAGTTTGCGGCAAATGTACTCGGTGGATGTCATCCCCTCGTGGTAGCCCTTACGCGTGTTCGACGTGGAGAAGCGCCAGAAGTGATTGCCCTGAACCCATCCGATAATTTCTTCGGCAATGGGTTTATTCATCTCGATAAGCTCATCGCACTTTTCGGCAAACATCTGATCCATAGTCTTGATCGTGCCGCCGTGGAGGTTCGCCGCCATCATTCCGGCCCGCTCAGATCCGCTGGCGATGTCGTTTTCATCCCCCGTGTAAATGACCTTGAAGGGCTGTTTCTTGGCCTTCATTTTGACGCACTCGGAAATCATTTTCCGATAGCCGGTGTTATGGTGATTGTCTACGCCCTGATGTATGTCGCCAGTCAGAAACAGGCTCCACGGCTGCGCTACGGACTTAAGCCGCAACGGGGAAACTTTTGTCGTAAGAATCACTTCTTCGTTGCTCACTCCTCCCCCGCTTCCGTCTCGTCAACGCGGACAAACGCAATCAACAGCAGGGCTAAGATGCCCACGGCAACAATGGCCGGAAACATGACGACGACCTGTAGCCACTCCGTGACCTTTTTCATTGCCGTGCCTCCTCTACCCATTCACGCATCCGTGCGTTAATCGCCTCGCTCTGCTCAATCAGACACCTCAACTCGGCAAAATCGATGATCGGCCGGCAGTAGAAATGAACGCTGGTTTCGGGGTAGGTTTCGCCCGCCACGGCGGTCGGCTCCCATTGCTGGCGGCTGGCGCTCCACCAGAGCCACGAATAAACAATGGTGATTTCGCGCTTCTCAACCAGGGCGTATCCTTCGGGCGGAATTGGTGCAGACATAATCCCTCCGGTTTTCATTCCTCCTGACCCTCCACCATGCTTAAAAGTTCATCCGGTATCCGCGCCGTGATCGCGCTATCCCTGTCAAGCGCCCTGACGCGGGCCATGAGGCAACGCTGATCGACAACGCCCTTGCGCCATAGCCGCTTGATCAGCTCAAGGCGGTCTGTGGCCTTTCCCGTGCGCTCTGAGGACGGCAGGCCGATCTTGCCGAATGCGCGTTGCGAAGGGGTGCGGTTGTTCCCGTCTCTGTTCATGTCTCAGCCAATACCACGCCCGCCGCGCCGTTGCAATAGCGTTGCAGAAAACGACCGCCAAACGCCGCTTAAAGCCGCTTAAAGTCGGGAAACGCCGCTTGCGATGGAGACGGCCAGGGAGGGGAAAACGCGGGAATTGTGGCCGAAATGCCCTTTAATATGGGCTTTTGAGGGGGTTGGAAGATGACACCCCCGGCGTGACTCGAACACGCGACCGCCGGATTAGAAATCCGCGTTTTTTGGCCTATTTACTGGCCTTTTCGCGTGTCGTTGCGGAATCGTTGCAGTCTTGACGCTTTTCCCACCGCTTTGTCGCGCCTTTTATTCCAGCCGCCCGCATTTTGGCTGGATCACGTTTTTTGCTTTCTCCGGTACCGGCCGCACCTCTGGCGACTGCGCGAGGGTCTTTGCCGGGATATCCGCATCGGGGGCATGTGTGCATTGTCTTTTTCCTTGATGCCCGGATTGCCCGCCGGGCGCGGGAGGGAAATGGCAGATCAGGCCCGCTTGAACGCCATCCGCGAGATCCGCCGCCGCTCGGCATCCGAGAGGGATGCCAGCACCGCATCGCCGATCCTGTCGGCCCGTACCCGCGTCCACGCCTGCTGATGGACATCCCACACCGTCACAGTCCCGTCGCGGTGATAGGTTGTCCGGTACGCGTTGCGCTCGCTCGTGTTCTTGCTCATTTTCGCTCTCCCGTTGGTTGTTCCGCTCTCAACTGTCGACACTATAGCCCAAACATCTGAGCTAGTCAACACAATGACACAATTTTCAACTTTTTCATTTAAATCATGCACCTATCCGGCCATAAGTTGAAGTACCGCACGCCATCGCCTGGAGCCGCCAAAGCCCTGTAATGCTCATAAAAAACCGTCGGACTGTTGCCCATTTCACCCGCAATCTCAACATACCTCTATGGCTACTAAAAGCGCACGGATTAACTGGCGGGCTACCTGACCGTCAGGAGCACCGGACGCGCTGCAAATCGCGCGGAACCTCCGCTTTTCAAGTGGGGTTAGTTTTACATTAATGTTGGCGGTTAGCTTCATTTTGCGCACTCCTCTCTGATTGAGATTAGCAACATTTTCAAGATTAACACATTTTAATTACAAACAAAAACGTTTAAAAATGTGCATTTGTGCTTGCGAGATGACAATAGATCACTTATGATACTTTTTGCATCTCAAATAGCACGGAGGATCACAGTTGAAAAAGTTTGATAAGACCGAACCGAAAGCCCGCAAGGGAAAGCCGATCGGGTTTAAGCCCACGGCTAAAATGCGCGAATACCTGTTTGCCCTCGCCGAGGAAACGGGAATGCCCGTATCTCAGCACGTCCGCGACGCCGTTTTCGCCATGATGCAGAGCAAGGGAGCGGCAACGCGGTGACAAACAGTTTTCCATACTGGCAATTCCATAACGACCGCTGGCTGACAGGCAAGGTCAGCTCGTTCGATCTGGACCAGCAGGGACTCTTCCTTCACTTCTGCATGTCGGCATGGTCAGGGCATGGAGCGTTTGAAATATCCCCAATGAGCATTCGCATGAGGTTTAAAAAGTCGGAAGAGTGGATATCTGAAACGGTCGCGGCTATGGAAGACCTAAGGATTATAGTTTCAGACGGCGACAGGTGGCACATCAAATTCGTGGATGCTCAACTCGCCGCTATGATGGAGACGAGGGAAAAGAAGTCAACCGCCGGTCGGGCCTCCTGGAAGGCAAGAGAAGAAGAAGATGAAGAAGAGGTAACTAAACAAAAGGTAACTAAACAAGCGTGTTCAACAGGTGTTGAACAGGTGTTGAACGGGTGTTTAACAGGCGTTGAACAGATGCACGAAAACGAAGGCCTTGGAATAGATAAAAAGCCTTCTTTCGCCTACTCCCCTGACTTTGAAGCCTTCTGGAAGGCATACCCGCGAATCAGGCGCACGGGCAAGATGGCTGCGTGTAGGAAGTGGAACGCTCTAAAAAAGTCAGGCGTGCTCCCTCCCTTGGAA